CTCTTCCGCGAAGAATACCGCTTTTCGGGATAAAACCTCCCAAAACCTACCGTGAAACGAAGCAAATCCGAAGAGAATTCACTGTTACTAGTGATGAATAAATGTAACAGTGACACAACGAATTGTGTAACTCATGCGATGCACTGAACTGACGAAGGGAGGGCGGCGCTGTCAGCAATTCGCCATGAAAGGGTGGCATGTCTGCCCGTCGCATGCTCGGGGGCACCGGCCGATGGGGGCTGAGATTTCTACACATGGTGTAGAAAAGATTTCCAAGATTTCTACAGTAGGTGTAGAAAAGGTCACGATGCCGCGGGGGCCGGTGGGCCGACCTCGTAACCCGAGGGCCCCGGAGTATGACCCCACCTACGATGAGCTTCGGGAGTTTGATGTCAAGCCGCGGTACACACTCGCGGCATTCCGCAAGTGGTGCGCGGCCCTGTCACTTGAGAATGGCTCGCCAATGGAGCTTGAGCCGTTCCAGGCTGACATGTTGCGCGATCACTTCGACGGGGCCCTTGAAGCCCTAATCATCATCCCGAAGAAGAACGGTAAGAGCACGCTACTCGCGGCGCTCGCACTGTTTCACTTGGTGGTGACCGGCGATGCCGAGTGTGTCATCGGCGCGGCGAGCCGTGACCAAGCCACCATCCTGTATGACCAAGCCGCGGGCTTTGTCCGGCGCAGTAAGGCACTCGCGGCTCGGGTGGATGTCAAGCGGGGTTACAGGGAGATACGCAACCGCAAGGACAGTGGACGTATCAGGGTGCTCGCGGCCGACGTTGACACCGCGGATGGGGTTATCCCCACATTGGCACTGGTCGATGAGTTGCACCGTCACAAGTCACTCGGGTTGTACGGCATCTTTCGTGACGGGCTCGGCCCGCGCTCGGGGCAAATGGTGACTATCTCCACGGCCGGTGACCATGAGGTTTGCCCGCTCGGCACCATGCGGCTCGCGGCACTGGCACTGCCGAACATCGAGCGCGACGGTGCACACCTTCGGTGCGTCAGCGCCGATGGTAACTACGTGATGCATGAGTGGGCGCTGAGCCGTGACGATAACCGCGATGACATGGCGGTGGTCAAGACCGCCAATCCGGCTAGCTGGCAGACGATAAGTGCACTGAAGTCACGGCATGACTCACCCTCGATGCTTGACCACCAATGGGCTCGATTCGCCTGTGGTGTGTGGGTAGCTGCCGAAGAGTGGTGGGTGAGTGGTGAGGATTGGACCCGGCTCGCCACGCATGAGCGGTTGCTACACGGTGACCTCATTGCACTCGGTTTCGACGGGGCCCGCACGGGTGACGCCACCGCGCTAGTTGCGTGCCGGGTGAGTGACGGTCTAATCCAGGTGCTCGATGTGTGGGAGTACCCCGACCACGGGCAGCCGTGGGAGGTACCGAGTGACGCGGTGGATGTGGCAGTGGCTAGTGCGATGGAACGGTACCGAGTGGTGCGCGGTTACTTTGACCCGCCACTGTGGCGCACCGAGATTGAGAGTTGGGCCCGAGAGTTTGGTGACACGGTGGTGCGCAAGTTCGACACCACGAAGGTGAGGATGCAGGGTGCGGTTGAGCGGTTCCGCACCGATGTGACCGCACGCACTCTGCGCTATGCGGTGAATGACACACTGACACGGCATGTGCTCAATGCACAGGTGAGGGAGGCTCGCGGTGGCGGGTACTGGCTTGGTAAGGATCGGCCGGGTAGTGGTAACCGGATTGACACCGCCATCGCGGCGGTGCTCGCGTATGAGGCACGTGCCGATGCGCTGGCGTCAGGTGAAGCGGAGCCGCCATCGAGGGTGCCGGTGTCATGGTGAAAGGTGAATGCCCGGTGTGTGGTCGCACCGTGACGGTGCGGCGTGACGGCCGGTTGCGCGATCACCAGGGCCGCTCGATGAAACTGACAACGGCTTCCGGCCGCACTGCGTATGCGTGGTGCCCGGGGTCCGACACACACCCCGTGAGAGCGCACGTAAGCCACGCTGCCGCCCTCGCGGGCCCCGGCGCGGGCCCGGGCCCACCCGAGCCCGAGCCGCGCACAGGGGGGCTTAGATGAGCGCGATTGCCGTTGACACTGAGCTAGGTGTACGGAGCCCCGAACAGTGGCGGGATGCGTTACTCAATGCGCTCGGTCACCGCATGGGTGACATCTACAAGTGTGAGAATTACTACCGCGGCGATCACCGCATGGCTTTTGCCACTGCCAAGTTCCGCGAAACCTTCGGTGCACTGTTCTCCGCGTTCGCTGACAACTGGTGTGACCTCGTAGTGGATGCATCGGCCGAGCGGTTGCGCATCGAGGGCTTCCGCTTCGGTGACACACCGGCCGATGCCGCGGCGTGGGAAATGTGGCAGCGTAACGGGCTCGATGCCGAGAGTGACATGGCACACGTTGACGCCATCAAGCTCGGGTGTGTCTATGCACTGGTGGGCCCTGACGATGCAGGTAAAGCCACCATTCAGGTAGAGGCGGCAGACAAGGCGATTGTGGCTATTGACCCGGCCCGCGGCCGACACCGGCTCGCCGGGTTACGGTCATGGGTGGATGAGTGGGGTGTCGAGCACGCGGCGGTGTACCTGCCCGATAGCGTCACATGGTGGAGCCGTCAGGGTGAACACTCCAAGTGGCAAGAGGACATCGGCTCGGGCAGTAACCCGCTCGGAGTGGTGCCACTCATCCCGCTACCCAATGCACCCTCACTGAGTGACCGGCTCGGGCGCAGTGACATCCTCAGGGTCATTCCGCTACAGAACGCAGTGAACAAACTCTGTGCAGACATGATTGTCGCCAGTGAGTTTGCCGCGTACCCTCAGCGGTGGGCCACCGGGGTTGACATACCCACCAACCCGGACACGGGTGAAAAGATGACGGCGCAGTTCCTCGCGGGCACTGACCACGTGTGGACGGTCAAGACACCGGACAGTAAGTTCGGTAACTTCGCCGTCAGTGACCTTGGCATCTACGTCAAGGCAATTGAAATGCTGATACAGCACGTGGCGGCGCAGACAAGGACACCGCCACATTACCTACTCGGGCAGTCGGGGTCATTCCCGAGTGGTGAGTCACTGAAAGCCACCGAGACAGGACTAGTGGCAAAGGTCCGGCGCAAGATGCTGTCATTCGGTGAAGGGTGGGAAGAGGCACTGCGACTCGCGTTCCTGGTGGAAGGTGACACAGAGAAAGCCGAGGCAGTGGATGCCGAGGTCATATGGGCCAACCCCGAGTCGCGGATTGTCGGTCAGACAGTGGATGCGGCAGTGAAGATGCAGTCACTCGGTGTACCTCGTCCGGCACTGTGGGAGTTTGTGGGCGCGAGCCCGCAGCAAATTGCACGGTGGATGGAAGAGGGCAACCCGGAGAGTGGTGGACCGACAGCGGTAAGAGAGACTGTTACAGTACAGGCGAGCCCGCAGCAGGCGGCACAGATGCACGAAGGTGCGCCGATCACTGCGCCCGGGCCCGAGCAACAGACACAGGTGACACAGAATGGCTGATGAAAGTAAACCGACTGACAGCGGCGCGAAGCCCGGACAGTCTGAGCCCGGTGCGAGTGCGACACCCACCGGGAGTGCCCCTGACGGTGCGACACCAAAGGGTGATGGTGAGGGCTCTAAGCCCGACACGCCACTTGGTGACAATGGAACCGCTGCGCTTGACAAGGAGCGTGAGGCTCGGCGCGAAGCCGAGCGGCACGTGGCGCAGATGCGTGACCGTGTTACTGAGCTTGAGGATGCCGGTAAGTCCGAGCTTGAGCGTGCAACGTCACAACTCAAGCGGGCAGCGGATGAGCTAGCTAAGTCAAACGCACGTGTCAGTGAGTTGGAGGGTGAGTTACAGCGTCGTGACCTTGACACGCTGAAAGCTCAGATTGCCGCTGAGCATGACTTGCCCGCCAGTGTGGCAAAGCGTTTGCAAGGTAAGGATGCCCGTGAACTGAAAGCCGATGCAAAGGCACTCAAGGAAGAGTTACAAGCGGGTACCCCGGTGGGGTCACTCGGCATCGGCCGGGGGGGCACGGCTAGCGGTGGACGGCGTGTTGACATGAATTCTCTAATTCGTGAGGCAGCCGGACGCTAGTGTCAGCTAGCGCGATGCACTGACACACCCGCGCTGTCTCACCTTTCACCCGAGAGGTAGTCAGCACAAATGCCGTATAACAACATCATCGCTCGCACCGATGCGGCGGCGCTAATCCCCGAGGATGTGTCAAGTGACATCATCAAGCGGTTGCCCGAGCAATCGGCGGCGCTTGCACTGTTTCGCAAGGTCACCATGTCACGGGCACAACAGCGCATGCCGGTCATGGCGGCGCTCCCCGTGGCGTACTTCGTCAACGGTGACACCGGGCTCAAGCAGACAAGTGAAGCCGGGTGGACAAACAAGTACCTGAACGTCGAGGAAATCGCGTGCATCGTGCCGGTGCCGGAAGCCGTGCTCGATGACACTGCCTTTGACATTTGGGCAGAGACTCGCCCGTTCATTGTCGAGGCGGTGGGCCGCACGCTCGATGCGGCCATCTTCTTCGGTGTCAACAAGCCCGCCACGTGGCCGAATGACATCGTTACTGACGCCACCGCATCGGGCAACGTCATCGTCGGGGGCACCGCCACACCCGAGCTAGGCGGTGTGTACGGTGACATTTCCGACCTCTTCGCCACGGTGGAGGGTGACGGTTACGATGTCAGCGGGATTGCCGCGGCCCGGAAGTACAAGGGTCTACTCCGGTCGGCGCGGTCCACCACTGGTGAGACACTGACCGACGTGCCCGACACTCAGGTGTCGGCGGCGGCGGCATACGGTGTGCCGATCCAGTACCCGATGCGTGGTCTGTGGCCCGCTGGTGCCGGTGCCGCGGAAATGATCGCAGGTGACTTCTCCGAGGGCATCCTAGGTGTCAGGCAGGACATCACCTGGAAGCTGCTTGACCAAGCGGTGATTCAGGATAACTCGGGTGCCATTCAGTACAACCTCGCACAGCAAGACGCAGT